CGGGAAAACACTCTAATTACTGACAGCACAAACACATGAAGACCCGAGGACGACATTCTAGCGTATCCAAGTCGGTTGTGGTATCCGGCGGGTTCAACGAGCGCGCCGAACCGCCATTTGACCTGACGCCACGACAAGAAGCGATATGGCGCGAGGTTGTCGCCGGCGAAGACCCGAGCTTCTTCAAGACAGCGGTTGCGAAGGGGTTACTGGCCGATTACTGCCGGAGACGGTCGAGTGGCGAGGAGATAAACGAGGTCATCCAGCGGTTCGCCGGGGACTGGGCGGAGGATCAGAACATGATCGCCGATTACGAAAAGCTGTTGCGTATGCGTGACCGCGAGAACACCGCGACGATCCACCTGGCGACCAAATTGCGGCTGACCAATCAGTCGCGCTATGTGCCGGACACGGCGGCCCGTGTGGCGCGGGATGCGGTTGCGCAGCAGGATGTGCCGTGGGCAAAGCGCGCCTGACGCGAGCGCAGGAAGCGATCGACTGGATCGAGCATTACTGCGTCGTCCCGGAGGGCAAGCTACAGGGACGCCCGGTAAAGCTGCGGCCTTGGCAGCGCAACGAGCTGCGGCGGATATACGACAATCCGGCCGGCACAAGGCGCGCGATCCTGTCGTTTGGTCGAAAGAACGGCAAGACCGCGCTTTCGAGTTTCCTGACGTTGTTGCACTTATGCGGCCCCGAGGCGCGGCCGAACAGCCAGTTGTACTCGGCGGCGCAGTCACAGAAGCAAGCCGGCATATTGTTTGAGTTGGCGGCAAAGATTGTGCGCGGCTCACGCGCGCTCGAACGGGTTATTGTAATCCGCGATACCTTGAAGGAACTAGCCTGTCCGCAACTCGGCACAATATACCGCGCACTCTCGGCCGAGGCAAAGACGGCGTTCGGACTGTCGCCGGTGTTTGTTGTGCATGATGAGTTAGGTCAATGCCGTGGCCCGCGTAGCCGGTTATACGAAGCATTGGAAACCGCGACCGGCGCACAAGATAATCCGCTGTCCCTAATCATCAGTACGCAGGCGCCGACCGACGCCGATTTGTTGTCGGTGCTGATCGACGACGGCCTGGCGGCGCACGACCCGCGCGTGGTGGTGTCGCTCTACACCGCGCCGATGGATCTCGACCCGTTCGGCGAGGATGCGATAAAGGCGGCGAACCCGGCGTTTGGCGATTTCCTCAATGCCACCGAAGTGCTCGGCATGGCAGCCGACGCCGAGCGCATGCCGAGCCGCCAGGCCGAATTCGAGAACTTGATCCTGAACCGCCGCGTCGAGGCGTCGGCGCCCTTCATCAGCCGGCAACTGTGGCAGGCGTGCGGGGCCGATCCGTTGCCGCTCGACGGCCACCCGGTCTATGGCGGGTTGGACTTGTCGGCGGTGAACGACCTCACCGCGCTGGTGCTCGGCGCCCGCATCGACGGCGTGTGGCAGATACACCCGACATTCTGGCTACCGGGCGACGGGTTGGCGACGAAGGCGAGGGCGGACCGGGTGCCGTATGACGTTTGGCACCGCGACGGCCACCTGCTGGCGGCGCCCGGCAAAAGCGTCGATTACGAGTATGTCGCCGAATACCTCCGCGGGATTTTCGACAAGTACGATGTCCGCAAGATCGGCTTTGATCGGTGGGGTTGGCGACACTTGAGGCCCTGGTTGCTCAAGGCGGGTTTCACCGAAGGCCAACTCGACGAGCACTTCGTCGAGTTCGGGCAGGGCTATCAGGATATGTCGCCCGCGTTACGGGCGCTCGAAGGCGAAATCCTCAATGGCCGCATCGCGCATGGCGGGCATCCGGTGCTGTCGATGTGCATGGCGAACGCGGTGGTGAAGAGCGATCCGGCCGGTAATCGCAAGCTGGCGAAAGACCGCAGCGCCGGGCGCATCGACGGCGCCATTGCGCTTGCTGAGTTGTGCGGCGTCGCGCCGCTTGAGGACAGCCAGGAGATCGACATTCAGGCGATGATCGTCTGACCGCCGAAAGTCATTGAGGCCGCGTGGCGGCCTTCCTATCGCCTCCCAGGGGCATTCAATGCAGATGATCTTCAAGACCGCGGCCGGTAAGGCCGCGGGCAGCCAGTCCTACGTGCTGAGCGATGCGACGACGGATCGCTACAGCGACATCATCGAGCCGGACGGCTGGCTGCTCGACGACTTCCGCGCCAACCCGATTGCGCTGTTCAATCATTTACAGCATCAGCCGATCGGCAAGTGGCAGAATATCCGGGTAGAGGACGGTCGCCTGGTGGCGGACTTTGCGCCGGCGAAAAAGGGCACGTCGCAGCGCACCGACGAAATCCTGTCGCTGATCGAACAGGACATCTTGCGCGCCACCAGTGTCGGGTTCCTCGGCGTCGCCAGTGAGCCGATCGATCCAAAGCGGCCGGGTGCCGGCACCCGCTACACCCGGCAGGAGTTGCTTGAAGCCTCCATCGTCAGCGTCCCGGCCAACCCGGCGGCGCTCGCGGTGGCGAAGTCGCTGAACATTTCTGACGACACTATGGCCTTCGTCTTCGGCGGGCATGCCGGACAGAGACGGGACATAGCCACAACCGGCGGGTATGCCGTGACGCAACCCCGATCGAGGGGCACTCCCATGACAACCGAGAACCTCACCACGAGCCAGCAGATCGAAGACCGCCAGGCGCGGCTTAACGCGGCGCGTGACAAGCTGTTCGAGCACACCCAAGACCCCGAGCACGACCCGGACATTGCCAACGGCTTGAATGCCGAGATTGCCGAGCAGGAAAAGCGGTTGGCATCGTTGCGGGCGACCGAACGGTCGCTGGCGGTGCGTGCCGCAGCCGAGCAACAGGTATTGCCGCCGCTGAGCGCGCCGTCGATCAACCGCCGGCCGCTCGGGCTGCCCGTCAAGGAGCGCTCGCCGGGCGCAATATACGCCAATCACTGCGTCGCGCGGTTTATCGCGGTTGCCCGCGGCCTGCCGATCGAGGCGGTGCTGAGCGAGCGCTACCCGGACGACGAGCAAACCGCGGTCGTCACCCGCGCGGCGATTGCTGGCGCGACCACGACAACCGCCGGATGGGCGCTCGAACTGGTGCAACTGGGCCAAGGCGAGTTCGTCAACAGCCTGATGCCCAACCAGGTGTTTCCCAAGCTCGCGCAGTTGGGCACGGCGCTGACCTTTGGGCCGAATGCCGGGGCAATCAAAATCCCGTCGCGAGCCGCGACGCCCTCGATCGGCGGTTCGTTCGTCGCGGAAGCGGCGCCGATCCCGGTTCGCCGGCTGGGCACCACGAGTATCACGCTCTATCCGCACAAGGTCGGCGGCATCTCGGTGTTCAGCCGCGAGATTGCGGCCTATTCCAACCCCGACATCGAGGCGCTGATCCGCACCAGCATCATTGACGACACGCAGATAAACATCGATGCGTTGCTGCTCGACAACGTGGCGGTGTCGACGACGCGGCCGGCCGGCCTCACCAACGGCGTCTCCACCCTCACCGCAACGGCGGGTGGCGGCTATGCGGCGTTCCTCGGCGATCTCGCCAAGCTGACGGGTCCATTTTACGCGGTGAATGCCGGCCGCAAACTGGTGCTGCTGATGAACCCGGCGCAGCGCAACCAGTTGATGTTCGCACCGGGCCCGGCCGGCGCGCCGTTCGGCTGGTCAACCCAATTCACCGACATGTTCACCGTCATCACGTCGACCAGCATCGCGGCCGGCGCGGTTTACATGATCGACGCGGCGGATTTTGTCAGCGTGTCCGGCGCACCGGAGTTCGAGGTCAGTGAAGTCGCGACCATCCACATGGAGGACACGACGCCGCTGAACATCGCGTCCGGCGCGCAGGGTTCGGGCGTGTTGGCGACCCCGACGCAATCGATGTTCCAAACCGCGCAGATCGCGATCCGCATGCTCGCCAACGTCAACTGGGCGATGCGGCGCAGCGGCATGGTGCAGTTCATCGGTACCGGCGTGAACTGGGGATAAGCAATAGGCGGGGCTTCGGCCCCGCTTAGTTTTGCGGAGGGAATCGATGGCCGATGTGCCGCAGCCGACGCAAGTGCGCGCCGATTACGTCAAGGAAATGGTGCATACCGGGGAAACGGGCGCGCTGGCACCACCGCGCAATCTCGACGTGCCCTATCTCGCCGGCGATGGCGTGGTGGGCGCCACGCTCACTTGCACGATGGGCAACTGGACCGGCGAGCCCACCGGCTACAGCTACAAATGGATGGCGGACGGAACCACGGCTGCCGAGGGTGCCGCGGCTAATTACACCGTGGGGGCCGGCGATGCCGGCAAGAACGTTACCTGCATTGTAACGGCGACGAACGCCGAGGGCTCAACCGCGGCGCCGCCGTCGAATGCCGTCGCAGTGGCGGCGGCCTAAACCGAAACACGGAGGGAATAATGGAAACGAGCCGCAACCAACCACGCCACACGACTGAACAAGCGCCGGCGCCGAACACGCCCGAAGCCGACCGGCGGGCGAAGGAGCAGACCGACAAGGAAATTGCCGAGCGGGTTGCGTCGCCGCCGGAACAGCCGACACCGACCCAGGCAGAAGCCGACGCTTTCAAGGAGGGTGCCGCGGAACCGCCCGCCGAGCCGCCGCCCGAAGCGCGCCATGGCGAGACCGCGCACCAGCGCCGCGAGCGCGAAGAAAAAGAACGGCAACAGCGCGACGTGAAGCCGGAACAGGGCCGCAGCGGTTACCAGACCCGCACCTGATGGCCAACTGGCTCACCCGAATGCTGCCGTGGGGGCGCGCGGTCGAGGGGCAATACCGCCCCGGACCGTATTTTCTCTCCCACGGCTGGCTGCCCGCCGGCAGCTCGTGGAATTACTGGCAGAGCGGCCAAAACGTGCAGCCCTATGGCGGGCGCAGCGCCATGCTGGAGGCGTGCATCAGCGCCTATAGCCAGACGGTGCCGATGTGCCCCGGCGACCACTGGCGCAGCCTGTCGAATGGCGGGCGCGAGCGGGTGACGAATTCGGCGCTGTCGCGCATCATGCGGCGGCCGAACGATTATCAGAGCATCAGCGATTTCCTGCTGAACCTGACGCGGCGGCTGTATGAGCGCGGCGAGACGTTTGCGGTCGCGGTGCGCAACGCACGCGCCGAGATCATTGAACTGCACCTGATGCGCGAGGGCTCGGCGACGGTGGCCGAGGACGGCAGCATCTTCTATTCGATGCAGGGCAACGAGATCATCGAGCAGCGGCTCGATTTATCGTATCCGGTGCCGGCGCGCGACGTGCTGCACATCCGGCTGCATACGCCGCGGCACCCGCTCAAAGGCGCGAGCCCGATCATGGCGGCGGCGCTGGATCTGGCAATGTCGGATGCGGCGCTCAACCAGCAGATCGCGTTCTATCTGAACCAGGCGCGGCCGAGCTTTCTGCTGACTACCGATCTGCCGCTGAAGCGCGAGCAGGCGCAGGAACTGCGGCAATGGTGGGACCAGCAGACCCAGAGCGAGAATGCCGGGCGCACCCCGATCCTGACGAACGGACTAAAGGCGCAGTCGATCGCCACGAGCGCGGTCGACGCGCAGCTCGCCGAAATGCTCAAGATGAGCGATCAGAACATCGCGCTGGCGATGCGGATACCGCTGCAAATTCTCGGCATCGGCGGCACAACCTACGCCAACACCGAGTTGCTGATGCAGTCGTGGATCGGCACCGGGTTGGGGTTCACCCTGAACCACATCGAGGAAGCCTTCGGGCAACTCTTCCAGCTTCGCGGCGTGCCCGACGAATATCTCGAACTCGATACCCGGGCGCTGCTGCGCTCGGCTTATCGCGAGCGCATCGAGGCGCTGGCGCGCGGTGTCATCAGCGGCATCTACAGCCCGGACGAGGCGCGCGCATCCGAAGACCTGCCGGCGGTGCCGGGCGGTCATGGATCTGAACCGAGGGTTCAACAGCAGGTCGTGCCGCTCAGCTACGGCAGCGACATGCAGCCGCCGACGCCGCAGGCGGCATTGCCGCCGCCGGATACGCCACAACTCCCCGCCGACGCAGCGCAAAAGACCGATGAGAATGCATCAGAACGGGCAGTCCTTGCCTACCGCGCCGAACGCCGCCGGGCCGCTTGAGGCGCTCGCCGCCGAACTGGCGGCGGACGCGGCCCGTATCGAACGGGACTTGAAGCTGACGATGGCGGCGCTCGCGTCAGACATGCGGGCGGCGTGGGCCGAGGCCGAGTTGCGCGTCGAGCGGCTGGTCGCGGCGCGCCTCGCCGAACTCAAGGACGGCGAAGCCGGGCCGCAGGGGCCGCCCGGCGAGCGGGGAGAGCGTGGAGAGCCAGGCGAGGCTATCGCGGGCCCGCCCGGCGGACCGGGCATTCCTGGGCCGCCAGGGGAGCCGGGCGAGGCGGGCGTCGAGGGGCGCAGCTTCACAATCCGCGGGACGTGGAACCCGGCATCCGAGTATCGCGCACTCGACGTTGTGATGCTCAACGGCGCGAGCTTTGCGGCGCGAGTCGATGGCCCGGGGCCGTGCCCCGGCGAAGGCTGGCAGATGCTCGCGGCGCAGGGTGGATACGGCAAGCCGGGCAAGCCCGGCGAGCGGGGCGAGCGCGGGCCGCCGGGGCCGGCGCCGACCGCGCTCGAAGTCGATCCCGAGGGCATGCTGACGCTGCGCTTTGGCGATGGCAGCGCGCTCGGCTGCGATCTCTATCCGCTGCTGTCGCGGCTCGCCCGGTGAATTACTACCGCATCACCCGCGTCATCACGCCGGCGGCGAGCCTCGATCTGGTGACGCTGGATCAAGCCAAGGCATTGCTCGGTATTGATCCGGCGGACACCTCGAAGGACGCCCAGATCAGCCAGCACATCGCCGCGACCTCGGCGGCAATCGCCAATTACTGCGACCGCGTATTCGTGCAGCAGGTTTATCGCGATCAGGTGCGCAACGCTTACGGCGGTTACGGCGAGCCGTTTATAACCCGGCAATATCCCATCGCGGTTGACGTTGCCGGCGTGCCGCTCGTCGCCATCACCGAAGCCGGCGTGGCGCTCGACCCGGCATACCTCGAAGTTTACCCCGAGGCCGGCAGCCTCTACCGGCTCGACGGGTCGGCGGCGCCTTATGCCTGGAATACCGCGACGCTGGTGGTCGACTACACCGCCGGCTTCGATCCGATCCCGGCCGATGTGCAGGGCGCCTGCCTGGAGTGGATTTCGATCCGCTACAACGCGGTCGGGCGCGATCCCTCGGTGCGTTCCGAGACGATCCCCGACCTCATCACCCAAGTCTACAGCAGCTCCGGCGACACCTCAGACGCAACCGCGATGCCGGGATCGGTCCGCGAGTGGCTGACGCCGTACCGGATCACCTGGGCGCTGTGACGCCGCAGACCCTCATCGCGCGGCTCGACGCGGCGATCGCCGGCTACGGCCAGATGGTCACGCTGCAGCGCACCGCCGTCGATCCGGTGACCGGCGCCAACACGGTTTCGGAACAGGTCGAGGCGCCGGCGGCGGTGCGGAATTTCGGGCCGCAATCGCTGGAGTCGGGGGAGTCGCAGGAAATCCGCGTCGTGCTCAGCCCGACGGGGCTTGGCAGCTTCGGGGTGCCGTCGCGGGACGACATCATCCTGATCGACGGCAGCCCGGCCAACATCACCGAGATCGCCCCATTGTCCTATGGCGGCGCGCTGTGCCGCGTGAACCTGCTCTGCCGTGGCTGACCAGCGGGAAGTTATCCTGTCGCGTCTGGCGGCGCTGTGCGCGTCTGTGAGCGGCATTACGGCGGTGGTGCGCAACGCCCTCGACGTGCCGAGCAATGCGCGGCCCGCCGTCATCATCCAGGACGGCATCGAGACGATGCTTAACCAACCGGACACGGTGCGCCACAGCGAAATTCAGCGCATGGAATTGTCGCCGGGCGTCAGTGTCTATATCCGCGCCGGCGGCACCGCCGATCCCGGCGTGCTGCTGTCGCGCTACCGCAGCGCGATTGTCGCCGCTGTGCTGGCGGACGGCCAGTTGCGCGACGCCGTAGGTACGAATGGCCGGATCACCTATCAGGGCTGCGTCGTGCTGCCGCCGGATGCCGAGGCCAAGGAACACCGGCTCGATATCACGCTGACCTTTCAGTATGCCTTCCGCCTGGACGATCTCGCGGCGTGATCAACATCAGCGTCGATTCCAACATCAATCGGCTGGTTTTGAAACTTGACCAGCTGCCCGATGAACTGAAGCGGCGGCTCGAAGTCAAGATCACCCAACTGACGATGCAACTCCTATCGCGCGTCAAAGCCGGCGAGCCGGTTCAAACCGGACGGCTGCGGGCTGCAACGCGGTCATTCGTCGATACGCGCCCAAACTTTATACGCGGTCGGGTGCGGATATTGCCGGGCGGCAAGGCATCACGCCTCGGGGCCGCGTTTGGCGCACTCGAATACGGCGGACCCGGACAGCGCCGGCATGGCCCGGTTTCGGTGAGCGGCTACCGGCGCAACACCGGGTCGGTCGCCGCCTACGAACGCCGCCGTCCGCACATCAGAGCCCGCCGCTTCCTGCGCGGCCCGGCAGCGACCCTCTTGCCGCGCGCCCGCGCCGAACTCGCCGAGACTGCCCGCGACGCAATGCAGCAAGCACTACAATTGTAACGAAGGAGGACATCATGGCGCTCGGCACGTTTAACATCTTCGCCCAGAACGAACTCATCGGAAAAGTGAAGTTCGAGGGCGGCAATGACATCGGCCCGCAACTCATCGTCGAACTCAATAAGGTGATGTTCCGGCCGTCCGCCGCGGTCGGGCTGATCCAGGACGAGTGGGGGCAGCTCGAACTCACCGGCGAAGTGCTGGTCGACGACACCGGCGTCTTCGGCACCGTGACGCATCCCGACACCGGCGCTGTCTCGCCGCTCGTCGATATGTACTACATCGGCAAGGGCATCGTATCGATCCAGTTGGAAGGCGATATCGCCTATCGCGACATTGGCAACGTGCCAACCTTCGAGTTCACGCCGGACATCACGACATTACCGCACTACTCGTCGCGCTACGGCGTGCGGGCGAAGGATCTGGAGGTCATCACCGAGAAGAACGCCTCCGTCCATATCGTCATGGATGAGTTTACCTACGACAACCTGCTGCTGGTGCTAATGGGCGAGCCGACCGCGCTCGGCACGCTGTCGAATAACGGGACGATCGCCGCCTGATGGTTTCGCTCGTCGATATCGTACCGCAGACCCGCACGGTGGAGATCGCCGCCGGCACGATCAAGTTGCGCGGCCTCGGCATCAAACACATCGCCGCGCTGCTGGTCGATTATCCCGAACTGCGCAAATTGTGGATGAACGGCGCGCCGGCGATCGAGGTCGAGGCGCTGATCGCCACCATGCCGGGCGCGGTCGGCAGCATCATCGCGATGGCGGCAGGCGAGGAAAAGGTCGCCGACCAGATCATCGACGCGCTGTCGCTCGACGACATAGCCGAATGCCTGATCGTGGTGCGCGACCTCACGATGCCGAATGGTGTCGACCCTTTCGTCGCAAAGCTCGGGCGCCTGCTCGGCGCCGGCGAGCTCCTATCTGGCAAGGCAGCGGATACGAATACGCCGCCGCCGCCGAGCAACTGATCGCCTTCGGGCACAGCCCGGCCGACGTGCTGGCCTACACGCCGCGGCAACTCGCCGCCTTCCTGACGATCGCGATGGCCCGCCGCCGCCGCGAGCTTGCCGAGCAGATAAACATCCAGGCGCTCGCCGCGCGCGGCGACGACAAGGCGATGAAAGCAACCCTTAAAGAACTGAGCGACGATGCAAGGTAACAACCTAAACATCGATATTGTCGTCAACAGCGACGCGGAGGCCAAGCTCGCGCTGCTGAAGGCGCAACTGCGCGCCACCAACAAGGAGGTGAAGCAGCTTGGTGATGCCGGCGCGAAGGCCGGCAATCAGATGCCCTCCAAGGAGTTGCAGGACGCCACCGGGCGGGCGGCGGCGCTGAACAGGGAAATCCGCTCGCTCAACCGCACGCTCGCACAGACCGGCGATGTCGCCGCGAAAACCGGCAGCCAGGTCAATGTTTCGGCGCGCAGCTTCCGCTCGCTCGAAGCCGCCATCTTCAACGTCGGCAAACAATTCGGCGTGCTCGGGATTGCCGGCTTCGCCGCGTTCCGCGGGCTTCAAGCCGTCGCCCAGCAAATCGACGATGCGCGCAAGAAGCTATTGGAGTTGCGCGACGCCGCACAAGAGACGGCGCAACGCCCGGCAGCGGTAAAAGCCGCCCAGGATATCGCTACGAGCCTTGGCCGCGAGGCTTCGGATGCCGATAAGTTTATGACCGGCGTGGCCGAATCCTTGGCAAAGGTCCGCACCGAAGCAGGCAAGGCGATCCCGGACCTCGTGTCCGGCGTAAAGGTGATGCGCGGCGGCGTGGACGATGCGGCATCGGAGATATCTGGCACAGTCAAAATCCTGCGCGGCAGCAGCAGGATCGTGTTCGATCTCGCGAACGCCTACAAAATGCTCGGGATCGATGCCAGAAACTACAAAGGTACCGCGGAAGGTATTCTCCAACTGCAACGCGATGTGGCCGCCGCCTTCCTGCGGGCGTCGCAATCGAAACTGTTCGATCCCGTACAACTCAACGAGATAGCAAAAGCCATCGGCAAAGGCTCGTCTGCCGAAGCACTGCTGAAGATTCTGCCGGCGTTGCTACAGCAGATGGATCAGGCAATCGCTAAGAACAAAGAACTTAACGCGGATATTGCGAACGAAGAGGCCAGGAAGGCGGCAGTCGATCGGCTCACTAAGATGGTCGATGCCCAGATCGCCGAGCACAACCGGCTATGGACATCGGTGCAAACCGCTTCCGCCAATGCGCTCGCCGATTTCATCGGGAGCATTCCGAGCTGGGTGTCGGCTTGGGAGCAGTGGAAAAAAGGAAACCAAACCGCAATCGAAGGTTTCTTTGATTGGGTTGCCGCCAAACTGGCGTGGCTCAACAACGCGCTCAGCCGCATAGTGCCATCGATACCAGCGGCGCCGGCTGGGCCTGACTATGTGCCGCCCGCCTCTGGCATGGCTTCAGGCGGTTTCGTCTCCGGTCCTGGCAGCGCCACCAGCGACAGCATCCTGGCGCGGCTCTCGAATGGCGAGTTCGTCATGCGGGCGCGCGCGGTCGAGCACTGGGGGCCGCGTTTCATGGCGGCGCTGAATAGTCTCCAAAACCCGTTTGGCTATCACGCCGGCGGCCTGGTGACGCCACGCTTCGCCGAGGGCGGCCTGGTCGCGGCGGGCGGCGGCACCCCGGTGCATCTGCACCTCGGCGGCGCTGAGTTCGCGCTGTCGGGTCATAGCAAAGTGGTGGACGCCTTGGTCACCGAGGCGCATCGCCAGCGGATGCGATCGGGCGGCCTCAAGCCGTCGTGGTACGGCGGGCGGGTCAGCGGATGATCGGTCCGTTCCCGACCGGCTTCGATATCATCATCAGTGGCGATGCGCCGGGCGTTAACCCGTACTCGGCGCGCGGGCTTCGCGGCACCTTAGCGCCGATCGACGCCGCGAAGGGCGACAACAAGCTGCGCCGCACCGTCAACGGCACGCTCGTCAGTATCGCCGCGCCGCAGATGTGGAAGTACCGGCTTGAGGTGCAGGGCAATGACGTGGCCCCGGCCGCGCTCGACGGGCTGTGGGTCGGCATGCAGGCGACCGTGAATTGCCACGTCGAGTTGGCGTTTCTGACGGCCGGCGGCTCGGCGTCGCGCCCGATGGTGCCAGGCAGCGCGCGCATCGAGGGCGACTATACCTACTATCGGCCGCAACTATTGATGCTGATAGTCGAGCTGCAAACCGGCGCCGACGAATGGGCCGCTTCGGTGTCCTGGTCGATGACCCTGGAGGAAGTCTGAGTGGAGTTGATTTCTCGATCTGAGGCTAAAGCCGCTGGCCTAACCAGATACTTCACCGGGCGAGCGTGCCGACAAGGGCATCTCTGCCAGCGGATGGTGAGCAATAGCGATTGCGTCGATTGCATGCGGGAACGCGCGGCCCGTGCTTACGGCGACGAGGCCCGGGCCAAGTCTCGCGAGCGCATGAGCCGGCTATCGCGCGCAAATCCGGAGAAATTCGCTGCCAGAAGTCGGGCAAATTATGCGGCGAACAAAGAAGCGTGGAAGGCTCGGATCAGGCAATACGAAGCCCGTAATCCTTTGAAGGTGCGTGTTTGGCAGCGGCTTAAAAAGCATAAGGATGCGCCGGGACATTTCACGGCAGACGACTTGGCGGCGCTGTTTATTCAACAAAACAATCGGTGCGTTTGTGGGAAGTGCTTATCCGAAGATTGGACCATAGACCATATCGTGCCAACCAGCCGGGGTGGCACGCATTGGCCCGATAACATTCAACTACTTTGCAGCTTTTGCAATAACAGCAAGAGCAATAAGACTATGGAGGAATGGGCGCCGCTATGAGCGGTCCATTTTTCTTTGCATATGTCGGCGGCACGATCGTCGATCCCGTCACGGTGGTCACCACCGGCAACGTCGCCGAAGCCAGCCTCACCATTGACGGCATTCCCACCGAGGCGCTCGCGGCGCTGACGCCGGGCCTGCTGTACAATGTCACCGGCAACAGTATCCCCGGCGGCACCACGTTTATCGCGCCGGACGTCGGCGCCACTTCGATCGATCTCGACCAGGCGCCGACCGCGACGGTGGACGCCGCGCTGCTGACCTTTACCGGGCCGCGCGCCGAGAACGAGCCGTTCGATCCGGTGGCGCACCTTCGCTTCGACGAGGATGTGCTCGGGTTCGAGATTGCGCAGTCGGAAGGCGACTTCGCGACGCTGACCATTGACGTGAAGAATACCGGCGCCGGGCTGCTCGCCACCGGGCGCAGCTTGTGGTGCTGGCTGTCGATCGCCGGCGACCCCGACCCGGTGCCGCTGTTTAACGGCCGGCTGATCGGCACGCCGCGCCTCGCCGCCGCCGAGGTCATGCAGCTGCAGTTCCTCGCGCGGCCGGATGACTACAACAGCCAAAAGCTGGCGCTCGCCGAAGACATGAAGGTGCTCCCGTTCTGGGATCCGGTGTGGCTGGCGACGCAGCAGGACAATCCCGACACGGTGCTGGAGACCTACTCTGCACTGTGGCACACCGACCGGATCACGCTGGAGGTCACCACCAGCGACATCATCGAGGGCGAGGCCGGCACCGTCACTGTGGGCGAGGACCAGGCGTTCTACGATACTTTCTCGATGGCCTTCGGCGACGGCGGGCCGCTGCGGCAAGTCTCGGTATCGGGCACCGTCACCTGGGAACAGACCGGCGAGGGCTTTGTCGATGTGACCGGGCCGCTGGTCTCGGCCTTCGGGGCCGCCGGCAATCCGAGCAACATCATCACCCGCCTCTCGATGACGCGCTGGCACGCAATGCTGACCGGCGGCGCCGTGATCTACACCTTCAATGGCACGTCGCTCAAATCCGGCTGGCCGCAGCCCGGCACCAGCATCGGCGGCGGATGGGAGGTCGCGCCCGGTAATGGCGACGACGGCAAGCCGCTATCCTTCATGCTCGACGCGACTTCGCCGATCGGCTGGCTGCGGCCCTACTCCTACAACGTCTCGTATATCGGGCCACCGCCAAAAGACCTGACCAACGATCCGAATGCGCCGCCCGAAGAGCAGACCGACTTTACCGCCTTTATCAACCACGGCACCTGGACGTGGAGCTTCGCGCTCAACGCCTACCACATCCGCATGGTGGTGCATTACCAGGCCAGCCGGAAGCGCACCGAGACGGTGCGCGCGGTCATGGTCGCCGACGTGCTCGACGTGTCCGAGAACACCGGCACCGACAGCAGCGAAGAGATCGCCTACTCGTCCGACAAGGTGGCCGAAGCGATCGACCCCGGCGGCGGCATCCCGATCGGCGGCCCCGAGGCGCGCACCTATCTGCAAACCGACCGCGGCGCCGGCTCGTTCGAGTATCTGCTGCTCGCGGCGCGCGCCAAGCTGCGGGCTCGCGCGCGGGCAGTCGAGATCACCTTCGGCGTCGATTTCCCGACCGCCATCGCGATCAGCCTGCGCCATTCGGTGGCGCTGTTCGATCGCCGCATCCCCGGCGGCTCGGCCATCGGCAAGGTGAAGCAATACCGCATCACGGTCGGCGAAGACGGCATGTGGGGCGAGTTCACCATCGGCTGCACCACCGGGACCGGCAACGCCGCGGTGGCCGCCACCGGGATCAACGCCTACGTCGACGACGGCTACGTCGATGACGGCTACCAGGTGATTGCCGGCAGCCAGCGCATGTTCCTGACCGACGAGCTTGCCTACCAGACGCTCGACCAGTTCGAGGTCGTCGATGACGGGCTCAACTTGCAGCACATGACGACCGCGGCGGTAGTCAAAAGCTGCACCGTGACGCATGGCATGACCACGCAGCTCGCCGAACTCGGCAAGTTTCAGAACGTCAGCATGCCGATGGCGGGGCTGTCCGATCCCCATGACGCCGTGAAGAAGATGGCCTCGACCGTGACGCTCGAACTCGTGCCGGTGACGGGCGCCGAGTATCACACCGACTTTCTGCCGGCCGTCTCAATGCTGGCGATCCCGCAGACCATCGATCTGCGCGCGCCGCCGCCCGGAGCCTAGCCCGTGCTCGAATACATCGTCCGGCCGTTTCAGGCGCCCAACGAGCACGGCACGATCATCATCCCGTCGACGCCGACGCCGAGCACCGAGACGGCGATCCTAACCTGGGGTGGCGAGGCGACCTTGCCGGAAGTGCAGTACATCGAGACCGGGTTCAACACCAAGCAAGGCCGGGAAGACTTCACCGAGAAGCAGCGCGACGCCGAGACGGTACGGATCATGGGGCAAGACCCGGACGACAACAGCCCCAGCTATATCGACGTGTCGCGCGGCAATAAATTGTATCTAGACAAAGAGACCGGACGGATGGTGCAGGCCGACTCTCCGGGCCAGTCGGATTACGTCGCTAATACTGACGTAGAAGACGAGGAATTCTTCACGCCGCTGCCAGCCCCGACAAAGAGCAAGGCGACGATGAAGTTGAACAACAATACGTCGGCCGCCTGACGATGCCGTTCTATGTCGAGTTTCCGACCGATCCGGTGGTCAACGTCCACTGGCGCAAGAAGCCGGACGATCCCAACGATCCCGGCGAGCCGACCGACTTTCGCCAGACCTGCGGCGCGTTTATCAACGGCCATAGTGGTCAATTTGTCGGCTCAACCGGCGTCTATGTGTTGGATGGTTATTGGCTATATCAGCAGCATCCCGATGCCAGCCCGGGGCACCTGCCCACCAAACCGTACAACTACTTTAACCAGATGGAATACTACAACTACTTTCTCAATGGGTCGGTGCCTTATATCTGGTCGCAGCCGAGTAGTTGGACGATTACCGGAGCGGCTTGGGCGGCGGCTGCGGTATTAAAAGAATTTCGCAACGTGAATATTCAGGTTTTTAATGGACATAATTCTCCGCCCGATCAGGTAACCACTGGATCAATCGAAATCCAGTCTCAGCAGGAGGGTGAAGTATACCCGCCGGCTTTCACTGCTGAGTTGGATGGGAATGTCCTTTCTAGCAATCCACCGCTGGTCGTGCAGGCGCATTGTTGCCCGAAGCCGGGCGCCAGCGGCTGCAACAAGTTTGAGACAACGGGCTATTGGCCGGGTTTCGACGCAAGCCCGGGTGAATTGATGGCGATGGCGCCGCCGCAGCCGCCGGGGTGGGGCACATTTTTCGATCCACGAACCCTGGTGGTCTATCCCGCGCCGGGCAGCACCGATGAGCCGGTCAAGCCGCCGGCAGGCGCTCGTCGCCGCGCCGAGCCGCGGCTGCCGCCGCCACTGATAGTTCCGCAGCGCCTTGAGGTTTAGCCAGTGGATCTAACCTTTCGCACTGACGGCGCGTGGGGGCCGGGCAAAGGCGCCAACTTGCAGGCCGCAGAGGTCGATGACAATTTCTGGCAGGTCGCCACCGAGATACTGAACCTGCAAGACAATCCGGCGCTGCCGACCGGCATTCAGTCGATCACGATCAGCGGCACCCAGATGACCATCACGCTGACCGATGGCAGCGTTATGGGGCCGTACACGATCCCGGTGCTCGTCATGCGGTGGCGCGACGAGTGGCAGCCGCAGACGCCGTATGTGCAGTTGGATGTCTTCAAGGTCACCGACCGCGGCATCTATCTCGTCCAGTTGGATCACGTCTCGGGCGACACGTTCGACCCGGACATCGCGGTCGGCGGCGCGCCGGCACTGATGCAGATTTTCGGCAGTGCTGACGCCAGCCTCTCCGCCTTGCCCGATGTCGCGCTCGACGATCTCCAGGACGGCGACGCGCTGATCTGGAACAGCACGACCTCGAAGTGGGAGAACCTCCACCTCGAAGACATGGCCTACCAGCCATCCTCGCTGGTCAACATCACCGGCGGCTTCATCACCGGCCTGCCGCATCCGGTCGATCCCAACGACGCCGCCACTAAATCCTACGTCGACGCGGTGGTGAGCGGCACCGCCACGCCGATCCCGGCCGCGACGATGATTTCGAACGCGCAGCCCGGCTCGGCCGCGCCGGTGGCGAACACCCTCTCGGCTTTCCTCGACGCCGCCCTCTCTGCGCCCGCGCGCGGTGCGCTGCTCTATCGCGGCGGCGCCGGCTGGCTGTCGCTAGCACCGGGCACCGCCGGGCAATTCCTCAAAACCAACGGCAGCGGCGCTGATCCGGCATGGGCCGTCGGAAGCGCCGGCGTGACCTCGCTGACCGCCGGCGCCGGGATCGACACCCAGCCGGATACCATCGTCGCTACCGGCATCATCGCGCTGGCGCCGGTCGCCGACCGCACCGTCATGGCGAACACCAGCGGCGGGGCGGCGCCGCCGGTCGCGATGACGCTGACCGCGCTGTTCGATGCCGTCGTCTCGAATGCCCGCGGCACCGTCTTCACCCGCACGATCGCCGGCTGGGCCGGGCTGGCGCCGGGCACCAACGGCTACTTCCTGCGCACCAACGGCAGCGGCGCCGACGTAAGCTGGGATGCGCCGGCCGGCGGCGGCACGGTCACCTCGATCGCCACCGGCGCCGGCCTCACCGGCGGGCCGATCACCGGCGCCGGGACGATCTCGCTGGCGTCGGTCGCCGACAAGAACCTGCTCGCCAATATCACCGGCGCGAGCGCGGCGCCCGCGCCGGTCACGGTCTCGCAACTGCTCGACAGCGCGCTCTCGGCGGCGCAAGGCGCGGTCATCTACCGCAGCGGCACCGCCTGGGTGGCGCTCGCGCCCGGCACTTCCGGGCAGATCCTGACGACCGGCGGCGCGTCGGCCAACCCGTCCTGGGCCAATGCCGCCGCCGCCGCACCAATCGCCAACAATCTGATCCTCGGCAATATCAGCGGCGCGACCGCGGCGCCGATCGGCGTCTCGCTGACCAACGTCATCGACGCGGTGTTCGGCTCGACCCGCGGCATGATCCTCTACCGCGGCGCGACCGGCTGGGCTGCATTGCCGGCCGGCACCGCCGGCCAGGTGCTGACCACCGGCGGCACCGCGACCGACCCGAGCTGGGCCGCGAGCAGCGGCGGCGGCGGCACCAGCATCACCATCAGCGACACGCCGCCGGGCTCGCCGACCGCCGGCAATCTGTGGTGGGACAGCCTCTCGGGGCAGCTCTTCATCTATTACAACGACGGCTCCTCGAGCCAGTGGGTCGTCGCCAACAGCCCGCCGACGCCCGCCCTCGTCCCGGCGAAATACAATATCGGGTTTAGCTATACCGGCGGCGTGCTCGCCGCCTCGCAGCTTCTCGGGCTGCACAAGGTATCGAAGGCGATCACCATCCCGGCCGGGTTCGGCGCCGTCGCCGGGCACACCAGCCAGGCCGGCGCGACGGCCAACGCCACCGCGAGCACCGTGATCTCGGTCGATCGTGCGCTGGCGGCATCGCCGAACACCTTTTCGCAGATCGGCACGATCACGATCGCGGCGAGCGGCATCTCGCCGACCTTTGCGACGGCCGGCGGTGCCGCGGTCAGCGTGGCGCAGGGCGACGTGATCCGATTGCAAGGTCCGGCGACCGCGGATGCGACGCTGGCCAATTTCTACGCCACGCTGGTTGCGCAGGAGACGTAGGTGGCGCTGCTCTTCATGGACGGGTTCGACAAGTACGGGCCGAACTCGATCAGCGGTGTTGCTGCTTTGTTGACCGCCGGCGAGTGGACGAGCGCCGGCGGTAGCGGGCACAATCTCGTGTCGGGATTGAGTTCGAGCGGCTATGCGCTGCAACTCGGCGGCGGCGTCAACGTCAGCGTGTCAAAGACCCTGCCGGCGAGCTATGCCCGGCTGATCGGCGGCTTCCGCGTCAGCACCGTGCTCAACGGCACCGGCGTCACCCTGCTGGATAGCGGCACGGCGCAATGCAGCATCGCCTTCAATGCCGCCGGCACGATCTCGGTGATCCGCGGAGCAATCAGCACCGGCACCGTGCTGGCGACCTCGACCGCGACGATTTCCGCCAATACGACGCATTATGTCGAATTCGACATCGCGTTCAGCAACACGGCGAATTATCAGGTCTGGCTCGACGGCGTGTCGATCATCTCGGGCAGCGGCGACACGACCGGGACGGCGAACAACTCGGCGAACGGGATACAACTGTTCACGAGCAGCAACAGCATCACGTTCGACGATCTCTACGTGTTCGATACCAGCGGCTCGGCGAACAACGCCGCCCTGCTGACCTCGCCGCGCATCGAGACGCAGATGCCGAGTTCGGATGCGGCGGTTCAGTTCGCGTTCGGCGCCGCGCTGCTCGGCGCGAGCCTGGCGCGGACCACTGCGACGGTTTCAACCGCCGCCAATCAGTTGCGGCTTCGCTCGGTGGTGCCGGCGGTAAACTGCACCCTGACCGCGGTCTCGTTCCTTGCCGCCACCGCGAGCGCCACGGTCAATCTGCGGCCGGTCGTCTATTCCAGCGTCGGCGGCGCACCCGGCGCGTTGCTCGGCTCGGGCTCGACGGTGGCCGGGACGACAGCCTCGACGCTGAAGACCCTGCCGCTCACCAGCGGCGTCGCGCTGAGCGCCGGCACGCAATACTTTATCGGCTATATGTGCGACATCTTGGTAAACAGCGGCTTGGCGCAATACACGACGGTCTCCGACGACTTTACCGCGATCGCGACATTCGCGTCCGGCGCGCCGGGAACCGCGCCGGTGATGGCGAACACGCCGAGCACGGTGATCGCCGGCAATGTGACCGCATCCGGCGCCAACTGGTTCGCGGTGGCGCAGAACCCGGTGCAGGGCGGCCTCTCCTATGTCGCCGACGCCACCATCGGGCACGAGGATCTGTACGGCTACCCGCTGCTCTCGGCGACGCCGCTGGCGATCTATGCGGTGGCGGTCAAGGCCAGCGTCGCCAAGTCCGACGCCGGCGCCAAGACGCTCAGCCTGCGGCTCAAGTCGGGCGGCACCGACAGCGCCGGCAGCGCCGGCGCGATGGCGCCGGGCACGAGCTATGGCTGGCTGACGAGCCTCTATCCGACCGACCCGGCGACCGGCACGGCGTGGACCGCGGCCGCCCTCAACGCCGCGCAGGCGGGCGTGCGGGTTGAATCATGACGGACGTCAACAATGCCGGCACGGTGCGCGAGGTGCTGCTGACGACGGCGCCCACCGCCAACGTCGCCGGCGTGGTGCGCGAGGTGCTGCTGGTGACGCCGCCGCCGCTCATGGTCGCCAGCGGGCAGACCGCGGTTTTGATCAATACGGGATGACGCCATGCTGAATTTTCCCGATGTCCCGACCAGCGG